TTTAAATATATTATATATAATATATCTTTTACCCCTCCATAGATTCCTAAAGCTAGAGTTTATTAAAAGATATGCTATACAGTACCGTATAATAATATATATAATATAAATATAAATGAAGATTATAATATAATACCACAAATATTATTTATTAATTAGTGACAAAATAAAGGGTTTTATTTTATGCAAAATTAAATTTGACAAGATATTAAAAACTGTGTTAAGGTATCAGCAACAAAGAAAACAGAATACTTTTTTAATTTGAGTTTTAGAGAATGTACCCGAACACCCGGAAATTTTCCGGGAATAAGCTTTACCTGGTGACATTCTCTTTTTTTATTTGTAAATTAACGTGTTAAAGTGAGGTGATAACATGAAAGATAATACAGTAAATATACAAGACGTAGATATCTATTTAGATAATATTAATATATATGCTGATGAATATATAAATACTGTATTATGTATATCACCAGATAACGAAAACTATAAGAAAGAAGTATCAGACAGCTTTGTAGATATGATTTTTTATATTGCAGATCATATACAAAAGCCAAGTAATGACAATATAGAGCTATTAGATAAAATGTTTAATACTTATGTGAGATTATGCAGTAAATATCATGTATTACCAACCCTAGAAGTATTTAGCTTTTTAGTTGGGATTAATCGTACAACGTTTACTGACTGGATGAATGGAGTGTATAGAACAAACTCGTCACATGGTGACACGGCTAAAAAATGGTTTGATATTTGTAAAAACTGCGCAATCAATAGATTGCATAATCAGACCGGAACAAATGCGAATTTAATATTTGTTGCAAAAGCCGCCTACGGAATGGCAGAAACTGCACCAGTGCAAGTTGCGCAGCAGTACGGCGTACCACAGCAGACAGCTCGGCAGATCGCGGAGAAGCACAAAGCAGCGCTGGAGCTTCCGGAGATGGAAAAGCCGGAGTTATAAAGCCTGGGAGAACCAACAGAAGCGGTAAAAATGTACACAACGGACGGACAAAAGGCAGTAAACATATGGAATTATGCAATATGTACAGTAATAACGATTATAATTGTGCATGATGTATAGAAAAATAAATAGATCTATAAGACAAATCTGTGTTTGTCGTATAGATAAAATATTAAAGACATTGACATTACCTTGACCACTGCCGAAGGCCTACGATAAACAGCGGCCAGGAAAGGGCAGCGGTTCCCATGGGGCGGCGGGCTGACTTGCCAGCGTCCGTACTGGATGACCGGGAGGGGGTATATATAAAACCCCAGTCAGCGGTAGTTACCGCCAAAACCGCCCGAAAAAACAAAAAAGCTCTCCTTAACATGGCAGGGATAGTGATTGCAACACGAAAGCAGTAAGCCTTAACTGTTTCTCTGCCATACTAAAAATAAGGCATATCAGAAAGGCAGGTATATGAAATGAAAATTGGATATGTAAGAGAAATAGGATTTGGAGTTGACATTGACATTAGACGTGAGATTTTGCACATTGAAGGAATATTTAAGATTTACGCAGATTCCGAAAACAGTAGAAAAGAATACCGTAAAATGCTGTCGATTCTGTCTAATTCCGACGAAATATTTATTTGGTCTATTGAAGAGCTTGGAGATGAGCAGGAAGAAATCCTTGAACAATGGAGAAGCATCACAAGTGAAATTGGAGCAAATATTTCAGTTATCAATTGTCCTGTTATAAAAAGCAAAAGAGATGTTCCATTAGAAGAGAAAATGGTAAGCGATATGGCATTAAAAATTCTTTCGTATAGTGCTGAAACATCAAACAAGAAGCTGAAGGAACTGGAGAAAATTTATGATGAGGAATAAAACTTATCAATCCGAATCCATCCGCATCCGATTTTCCGAAAAACAGAAAAAAAGGCTCCTGGAAGAGAAGAACCGAACAGGCAGGAGCGTATCGGATATTGTGAGACAGGCAGTTGATGAATATTTCGGGAGGAAAAGACGTGCTTAAATTTTTCTCAAAAAATAAAAAAGGTGTTTCTGAAATCAGACATGATTATGAAAATGTCGGACAGGAATCCCCGGCAATTCGGAAACTGGTGAAGCCAATTCACGCAAATGCAATATTAGCTGATGGCAGATTGTATGATACTCAAACCGCCACATATGTTTGTGAATATGGGAATCTTTCTTTGTTTGTTACAAAGAATGGCAGATGGTTTGGCGCAAAATCAAAATATGAATTAGCTGGCTATAGTGCTGATAAAAACGGAGACAGAACCGCCGAGTACAGATTGACGTATTATGGTCTGGAATGTATTGATAAAATTTTTGTGATGCAACATCTGTGGTATTGCAGCCATAAGCTTTACAAGAAATATTTCGGGGAGGTGGAAGAAGGATGAGCGTCGTAAAAATCACAAACCCCAACCATTATGATTGGCTTGGTACAAAATGCTTTATTGATGGAAAAGAAGTTCCAAGAGTAAAATCAGTAAATTTCCACACCGCGGTAGATGAAATACCAGTGGTTAAATTTGAAATGATGGAAGTTCCAGATATTGAAATGGAGTGCCTAGCACAAATTAGTGCCACTTCTCAATCAATTACTGATGCAATTTTAGTTTTAAGGCACGAACTACTACAACACGGAGAAATTTACAATGGCTTCAAATCAAGCCTAAAATCGGCTTTAGAATCCTACAATTACTGTGGAATGCCATTTGAGCCAGAAGAAGAGATTGCAGAAAAGATTTTGAATTTCTTAATTGGGGAGGAAAAAGAAAATGAATGCACTTAATGTAATTGGAACAGCTGTAAATCTTGCATTTTTTGTTCTGGTTCTAGCTGGCACTTTAGCAATACTGAACGAAGAAGGAAAGACAAGCGTAATACAGATTTTATTCTGTATTTGTTTAGAAATATGTTTTGCACTGAATATTTTCTTAATTTGCACGAGGTGACAAATGTATTTACCGATTCCAATTGGAATTATCCCGATCGAGTTAATCGAAAGGGTTAAATTCATAAAAGCGCAGCTTCGACTTAATCCATGTAGGCTCGGGAAAGCCTATGAAAGTGATAAGTCGAGGCATCCAGAGTAGCGGAAACTCTTATTTTATATACTTGTTTAGCTTAATATCACGACTTCCCCGGTTTTAATGGTGCGCCGGGGTTGATGGGCTATCGCCAAACGGTTAAGGCACAGCACTTTGACTGCTGCATTTGCTGGTTCGAATCCAGTTAGCCCAGTTTGCGGTTTCGCTAATGCCGCAAGTTCATTTTATAACACTCTTTTCTGAAATCTAAAAGTGTTTCAGAAAACCTTTGTTGCGGTTGGTGGTCAAGAACTGCAACAGTGCCAGAAATAAATCTATGGCGGGCTTATTTCTGGTATCTCAGGAAGCTTAGTTCAGCGGTAAGAGCAACGGCCTCATAAGCCGTAAGTCCTGGGTTCGAATCCCAGAGCTTCCATTTCTTCTAAATGCCATTCATCCGTAATATGGGTGGAAAAAACTTCCAGTTGAGCGTGTGGATTAGATAAATTTAGGTGCGATACGGCGTAGCCTAAATGGATCTGATTTCCCGGCTGGTATATCTCGGAGTTAAAAATATTAACGCAGCGCACGTTAATAAAAGGAGTTTTCAAGAGATGCCGTTCTAAGACGCATAAAAATATCCAGTGAATCTACAGCACTAAAACTTGCAGATAGTGGAAAGCATAACACGATAAACCTATTGCTAACCCGGTTTTTCCGGGTTCCGGCAGGATAGAGAAGTGGAATCTCGCAAGGCTCATATCCTTGAGAACGGCGGTTCGAATCCGTCTCCTGCAATTCCATCTACCAGGTGTAGATAGGATATCTTACTTTAGCATAGCTATTGTTAGTTCTTGCACATAAATGCGGATGCGTTTGTGTGCATTCGTGCAGGCATATAGACGCAACTCACTAGCGATCTTGTGCAAAAACTTTTTAGAGAGATAAGACCAATGCCCGTGAGGAGTGATAGTCGGGGATTCTAAAAAAATCATCTAGTTTAGCGTTTTATGATGAAAAAAGAAACATAGCTCAGTGGTAGAGCAATGATACTCAATATCATGTGACACAGGTTCGATTCCTGTTGTTTCTATCTGGCAAATTGCCATTGCCAGAAGTTGCATTTTCCCCCTTAAAGTTCCAGTGTTTCTCGTTGGGAGGTTTATGCCGTTCAAGTCGGCACACTGGATTTTTTTTTAACAAGAGGTGTTTATGGAAGAAAAATGTTGCAAGAATTGTAGAAAACATGATGACTTCACATGGGCTTGCTTCAATGGTGATAGCAAATATTGCGCAGACTTTACAGAGCCAGAGTGTTATTGTGAGTTTTGGGAGAGAAAAGAAGATGGAAAACAAGGAGGCATAGTACCGATGAGTGAACTTTCTGAACTTATAAATAGAGGTGGTTTAATCGATGATTTTAAGATAGAAAAATCCAAAGATGAACCACCTACACAACCAATAAAGTTAGCTGATTGGCTGATTGACAGAGAATTGAAAGATGGAATTCGTCTGTATGGGAAAAATGATCTTAGAAAAATTGCAAATTACTTATTAAATTACTGTGGTGATGAAAATGATTGAAGTATGTGGTAAAGAAATAAAAGATGAATGCTCACACTGCGGAAATATTCTTGAATGTGAGTTATTCCGACAGGGACATGGAATAAAACAGGAACGCGAGAATGTAGCAAAGATGATTGAATGCCAAATGAAGCATAGGGAGGAAAGAGAGAAATGATTAAAAAACTTTCTAATTTTTGGCTCAAAAGAAAAACGGACAATCTTACAAAAATTCCTTTATTCATTATGATGTTCAATTGGAGAAAGTTTCAGAAAGATGGGAAAGATGGAAGCTGCTTGTTATATGCGCTTCACCCAGATATTGCAAAGGATGTATTTTTGAGAGAAAAGTTGCAAGAGTGCGTAGATTATATCCGTGACAACTACGATATGGAAACATTTACTAAGATTTGAGGAGAATGCCATGAGAATTGAAGATTTAAAGAATTTGACTGTAGATCAGCTAAAAAATGAAGTTGTTCGGTTATCTGATGAATGCGAGAAGAAACAGCATGAAATTCTTGATTTAAAAGAGAAGTTAGATATAGCAACAAAAAAGATGTGGTGCGATGAGCTAATTAGCAGAATGCCTATTGAAGAAAAATCCAAACCCACTACTAAATGGTATGATGAACGACACCAGTCCGACTGTATCACAATCAATCAGCTTTATACAACAATAGATGTTATAGTTGACCGATACGCTAATTTAAGGAAAAACAAAGGAATGTGCTGATATGGGCGAGAAAGACGAATTAAAGCATTTCTTTACATGTAATGGTGGAGTGATTGAAGAAATACCAGAGATTTTAATTTCGGATGGTGCTGTTATCGAAGGTGGTATTCTTCACAAAAATGAGGATGGCACACTTTGTAGCATAGGCAAGCCGTTAAGTATTGAACTTGAATGTAAATTAAGTAATGAACTATTTTGGACACTAGTTGCCCCAAATCGAATAAACCAGAATAATTTTCGTAAAATGCATGGGATTCCGAAGCGGAGGAAAATTTAATGGATCAAGAAAAAATAAGCATTGAAGAAGCCATGAAAATTGGTTTTGGGAAAATACCAAATAACTGCTTAAAAATGAATAAAAAGCCAAAATTTAGACAAATTGCTGGAAGAAAAGGGAAACGGAAATTTGATAATGTTTTTAAATCTGTTGTTCGGCGAATGATAAAAAGGGCAGCAAAAGAGGGAAGACCAATAAAGCATAAAAGAAATAGAAAGGTAAATAAATGAGTATTAAGTCAGCATTGGAATCCGAAGGAATAGATTTTTCTGAATACATGAACCCACCCGAACCGTGGAATGGACAGGCATTATTGAGGAATATCAATGGAGTGAAATACGCCTTTTGCCCTTTTTGCCAAAAGAAAGCACTTCTGATTAGCCCAAACACGAAGATTCAGCATCTTAAATTGAAATGCAAGGGCAGCAACTGCAAGAAAGAGTTTGAGGTGAATGTATGATATGGAACGAAGAAATATCCTTTGATGGATTCCAAAATAAGATTGATGAGTGGTACAAGGATAAAGACTTTGAACTGTGCGACCCACCTGTCAGTGCTCAGTTTGCTTTAGACTTGATCTTCAAGACATTAGTAGATGATAGAGAAGATTATCCATATCTCACAACTATGTCAGAAAACGTAGAACAGACAAATAGCATTATGCTCGATTTAATTCTTCGTAAATACAGTCGTAAATACAGAAAATACTTGAAATCAAAAAGAAAGATGGTGAGCAAATGAAAAAGATACCAACATTATTTGAGCGAGAATTCAAAGACCACAAGGTTGTAAAGGTTCTTCCAAAAGTGCATCCAGGTATGGAATGGGTACTTGAAGGAGAAGGAATTGCAACAGTTAAATATGATGGTTCTTGCTGTGCAGTAATTGACGGAAAATATTATAAACGATACGACTGTAAGAAAGGTAAAATACCACCAGAGGGATTTATTCCTTGTTGTGAACCAGATTCCATTACAGGTCATTGGCCGGGATGGGTAAAGATTGATGAGAATAATCCGGCTGATAAGTGGTTTATTACGGCATATGAAATGACGGTAATGCTTGAAAACTATGGGATGAAATTATCAGATGGCACATATGAAGCAGTTGGTAGATGCTTTCAAAATAATCCATACAATTTCACATCCAATAAATTAATCAAGCATGGCAAAGAAATCGTTGAAGTCGAACGAACATTTGATGGAATCAAGAAATATCTTTCCGAACACGAGATAGAGGGATTAGTTTTCTGGAAGGACGGAAGCCCACAATGCAAAATCAAACGTTCAGATTTTGGCTTTGAATGGCCAGTCAAGAAAGCGTGACCAAATGAACAAAATCAGAAAAATATTTTGGATAATTGCGAATTTCATAATATTCAAATGGGTAGCAGATTATTTGATAGCTACAATTCAAATGATGATTGAAAATCATTGGGGATTTTCGGCAGTACCATTATTAACAATGGCAGTATTCGCAGAATGGAAAGTAATTGAAAATATTTTTACGGAAATAAATAAGTAAACCAGTCAAGAGAGCCACACGAGAGCCAGACTAAATCCTAAAAAGAAAGGAGGTCTGGCTCTATTTTTATGGGAAAAATTACAGAAGGTTCGCTTGAATGGTATCGGACAGTCCTAAATCAGATTATCAGTAGCGACATGACAATCTATCAGAACCAAAAAGATTGCCTTGATTTGCTCTTGAACATGAATATTGACCTTCCTTTCAACAAGAACCAAGAAGCACGGAAAATGGCTATGAAAGTAAGTCAATACTCACATAACATAGCAGAGAAGTGTGCTGCATTAACTGGTAGTGGTGACTTTGACGATATCTACTGGCAGTATTTGTTACTGGAAGCACCACATTTATTTGAAAGTTACTTGCTTTATATGGAAAAAAACAGACCAGGCAGCAAGAAATTTTATATTCCACGAAGAAAAACACTACATGTGGTAGCACAAGACTTACAGGATTTGGAAGAAAGAAAAATAGAGTTTTATGGTTTATCGCTTCCAAGCCGTGTTGGAAAATCTACTATGTGTATTTTCTTTATGTCTTGGATAATGGGGAAAAGACCGAATAGCCATAGTGCCATGGGCGGTCATTCTGGAAAACTGGCAAAAGGATTCTATGGAGAACTTCTTAACCTCATTAATACACAGGAATACAACTACAGTGAAATTTTTCCGCAATCGAAACTTCAAAAACAGAGTGCTGATGATTTTGAAATAAACCTGGACAAGCCAGACCGATTTGCAACAATGACTTGCCGTGGTATTGAAGGTACTTGGACAGGTGCCGTTGATATTTCTTCTGATGGGTATTTGTACGTGGATGACCTTGTAAGAGATAGGCAACATTCATTAAGCCCTACCCGATTGGAAAATACATATCAAGAATATCTGAACAAGATGGTTGACCGTAAGATTGATGGTGCAAGAGAACTTATGGTTGGAACCAGATGGAATTTATATGACCCTCTTGGAAAAATCGAGAAGCTAAATCGGGATAATCCAATGTATCGGTTTAGAAAAATTCCAGCTTTGAATGATGATGGTGAATCCAATTTCGATTATGAATATGGCGTTGGATTTTCAACAAAATATTATGTTGATATGAAAGCTAGGTTAGACGCTAACGAATGGGAAGCCAAATATCAGCAAAAGCCCTTCTTGCGTGAAGGAATTGTGTTTGCAGCTGATGAATTGAGATATTATAACGGCGTTCTCCCAGAAGGTGGATTTGTTAAAAATGTTTCTGCTTGCGATGTTGCGTGGGGTGGTGGCGATAGCTTATCAATGCCAGTGGGTGCAGAATACGAAAATGGAGATGTATATATTTATGATTGGATTTTTAGCACAGCACCAAAAGAAGGAACATTGCCATTAGTTGTTGGAAGAATCATGGGAAATAATATTCAATCCATCAATTTTGAAGCAAATAATGGTGGAGATATGTATGCCTATTATGTAAATGAACGCTTGAAAGAACATAAATACGCTTGCAGCACGACAAGTACAAAAGCACCTTCAAAACAAGCAAAAAAAGAAAAAATAAATCAATATTCCGGGGATGTTAAGCAGAATTTCATATTTTTGGCTCCGAAATATCAAGACAAGCAGTATCAAAAGGCTATGGATGAATTAACGACCTTTGTATATATTGGCGATAATGAGCATGATGACGCCGCAGATGGAGTTACACAGCTTGCAATAACACTTGCTGGCAAAAGATTTGCAGAAGTAAAAGCAACCAAAAATTTTATGTGGGGAAGGAGATAGAATATGATGACTACAGCTCAATATTTACGACAGATTGAAAATTATGATAACAGAATCAAAAACAAGCTTATCGAAGAAGAACAGCTCAGTTCTCTTTCCACAAGTGTATCTGCAATTCCTGTTGGAGAAAAGGTACAAACTTCTGTAAAACGTGATCCGATGGGAGATATGGTTGCAAAGATATTTGATCTGCGAGAAGAGATTTCAGAAATGATATCTGAATTTTTACAAAAAAGACAAGAAATAGTCCGAACTATAGAACAGGTTGAAGACCCATTACTGTATGACATATTATTTAAGCATTATGTTGAGTACAAATCATTGGTTCGTATCGCAGACGAGATGGGTTATTCAGAGATTCACATTAAAAAAAAGCATTTAAAAGCCATAGCAGAAATAAAAAAGATAAAAGGTTTTGAAAGATGATACCAAAATATACTGAATGATACCGTCAATATGTGTAGAATATAAAGTAGAGCATTGGATTAAAATATCCAGTGCTTTTTATTTTGCAGAAAGGATGGTTCGGCTCGTGAGAAATACAATGAATTTTGTAGATTTATGCCGAGGAGAATTCGGTAGAAAAGTAGCCTACACAGGCGTTGACCGAATCACTCCACAAAATGTAGTGAAAGTAGTATCAGACACTATTGGCATACATAATAGAAATCGAACATTAATTGATTATCTGTACCGGTACATGAAAGGCGATCAGCCGATATTGTATCGAAATAAAATAGTACGTCCAGAAGTTAATAACAGAGTGGTTGAAAATCACGCATTTGAAACTGTAAAATTTAAAGCTGGACAGATTTGTGGGGAGCCAATTCAATATGTATGTAAAAAGAAAAAAGCAGATAAAAAAATAAATGAGCAAGTTGACCTTCTAAATGATTATCTGGATGAAGCCAATGCAGATGCAAGAAACATTCAAAGGGCAATATACCAGAGCGCAACAGGAACTTCCTATAAGGCTATTCTGAAAGAAGAGGACTGGACAAAAAACGGAGATTTACCACCGTTTAGAATCTTCATTCCATATCCAGGTGATTGTTACATTGTATACTCACAGAGAAATGGGAAACCAATGCTTTCCGTGCAGATTTTAAAAGATGAAGATGAACAGCAATATTATTTGTGTTATTCAAAGAACCAGTTTTTTGAAATCAAGAATGGAAAAGTAACTAACTACGGCATCAATGGTTTTGGTGGTATTCCAATTGTTGAATGCCCGAATAATCATGACAGGCTTTCAGATGTTGAAATTGCAATCACATTATTTGATGCAATTAACAAATACCAGTCTGACAGATTAAATGGCGTGGAACAGTTTGTGCAATCCTTTATGAAGTTTAAAAACTGCGAGGTAGACAAAAACGAGTTTTTGGAAATGGTAAAACTTGGTGCTATCTCTGTTAAAGATACCGGAAATGGCTGTCAGTCGGATGTTGAACTGATGACAGCTGAACTGAATCAATCAGAGAGCCAGGTTGCAAAGGATGATATCTACAATAATATGCTGATTGTGGAAGCAATGCCAAACCGCCAAAGCAATAGCGGAGGAGATACAGGAAATGCCGTATACCTTCGCAATGGATGGGATTTTGCAGAGAGAGATGCAAAATTGGTAGAAGCATTCACCAAGGAAGCTGAAAAGGAATCTGCCAGAATTATTCTGAATATTATCCGCGGAACATCAAAAGATGTTAATATCTCAACGCGAGATTTTGATGTAAAGATAACCAGAAACCCAACAGACAATATGCTTGTAAAAGCACAAGCGCTTGATTATCTGTTCAAAAATAAAATTCATCCGCTTATTGCATTGATTACTTGTGGGCTTTTCAGTGATCCGCAGAAAGTCTACGAAATGAGTTTACCGTATCTGGGAACTATTTACCCGGAACTGGCAGACCCGGAAGCGGAAATGCAGAAAGCACAGCAATTACTTGACGGAAAGTTTCAAAATCCGTCCAAAACAGAACCAATGGCAAATTCTCCATCTAACGAAGAATGAACCAAATTTCGATTATTTAAGGAGTTTTAGAGAAATCTAAGGCTTCTTTTTTAATACCCAAAATCAAATAAATTGCAACAGCCCGTGAGCGTAAATCGGGTACAGACCATGTGCGGAGCGAACCGTGTTGAAAAAGCGTATTGGACTGGAAGAAAGGAGATTTCAATGACAAGAGAACAGGCAAAACAGGCACTTATCGGTATGGGAGTTGCAGAACCTTCCGAGGAACAGGTTTCTAAGCTTCTTGATTCTATTTCTGCTGAAACTAAGAAAGAGAAAGACAAAAATGTTTCTCTGAAGGAAAAAGCTGAAAAAGCAGATTCCCTGGAAAAAGAGTTGGAAGAGTTGAAAAAGCAGAACATGACCGAAGCAGAACGGCTAGAAGCTGAACGCAAGAAAGAAAAGGAAGCAGTGGATAAGGAGTTAGCTGATTTGAAAGCTGCGCTTGCAGAATCCAACAAAAAAGCCCTTACCAGTGAAATTACTTCTATGTTCGCAAATGCAGGACTTTCAACCGAAACATACGCGAGTGCTATTAAAGCATACGCATCTGCACCGTATGAGAAACCAGAAGATGCAATGAAAGAAGTCGAAACTTTTGTTAAGGGAGTTTCCGAAGCAAATAAAATAGCACTTGATACCGCAAAAGCAGCTTGGGAGAAGGAAACATTGGAAAACACTCCGAATCCGGGCGGCGGTAGTGGTAGCAAACAGGAAAAAACTAGTAAAGCGTCTGAGTACGCTAAACAGTATTCAGCACGTATGAACCCAGAAGTAAAACCGGCTGATGATAATGCACCAGCTAATTTCTAAGAAAAGGAGATTTTAAAACATGGCTTTCATGAAAATTAAGCAGTACGAATCTACCCCGAATATTCTTGAATCTGAGGTAGGACTTGTACTCAAAACTTACACAGCAGATCAGACAAATGCAGTTGCAGTTAATGACAGAAAAATTATTAAGGCAGGTTCCGTATACCCAACAAACGCAACCGGCGCAAAAGGTCTTGTGTTTGAAGATGTGGATATGACAGACGATGAGAAGCGTCCAATTTCCGTTATTGTTGCCGGACGTGTCCTAGAAGACCGACTTCCCGCAACTGTTGACACAACTGCAAAAACTGAATTACAGGCACTTGGAATTGTGTTTGTAGAAGAAACCGAAGTTGTATTTTAAGGAGGATAATAAGCAATGGCATACAATGTATTAGAAGCAATCAGCGAGGAAGAAAGACTTAATTTCTCCCAGAATTTCTCTGTTAAAAGACCTGGAATCCTTGATACCATTTTCCCGGATGTAAAAACAGATTACTGGAAGGCTGAATACTACAGACTTATGAGCGGACAGCGGCTTCCGGAAATCGCATTTGTACACGCCCTTGACACCGAAGCGGAAATCGGTTCCAGACCTGGTTTTGAAAAGGTGTTGACCGAGAAACTTCTCATTAAAAGGAAGCTCAATCAGTCCGAGAGCTTACAACAGGCTATCGAGAACGGTGTACCAGATAATGAGGAACTTACAGACTTTGTATTCGATGACGCGACAAACCTTTTTGAGGCCGTCCTTGCCAGAACCAAAGTTATGAAAGGACAGGCACTGTCTACTGGAAAACTTGTTATCAAAGAAAACAAAGTGGACATGACTATTGATTTTGGAGTTCCGTCTGAATTAAAAATTACCATTACAGACTGGTCTAAACCAGATTCTGATATTATGGGTGATATTCAGAAAATGGTTCAGCTTGCAGAAGATGGCGGCTATGTTGTCAATAAGGCAATTACCTCTCTTAAAATGATTAACAACATGAGAAACAACACCGGAATGCAGACCGCAGTTCTTGGCGCAGCAAACAAACGTCTTCTGACGAAACAGGAGCTTGCAAACCTTCTCATGCAGGAGTACGGAATTACAATTGATCGCTGTGACGAAAAATTCCGTTACAGAAGCAAAGGCATTGTTAAAACAGGTAGATATTTCAAAGAAGATGTATTTACCCTGTATGAATCTAACCAGGATGGCTCTTTTGGTACTGGACTTTGGGGCGCAACACCAGAGGAAAAAGAGTACCGTCAGTTCATTCAGCAGCAAAACCGTTCCTTTATTACCATGTCCATGTGGGCTACGCCAGATCCAGTTGCAGTATGGACGAAAGCTTCTGGAATGTTCATCCCGGTTGTACCGAAAGCAAACGGCGGTATCGTGATCGGTACCAAAGCGGGGGAATAACCGGGCATAGTCTCGATGAAAACAGCCAGTCACCATCTGTAGCAAGTGTGAATGATACATCAACACACAAGTATACAGAAAGCGAGTTGTCTAATATGACTGTATCACAGTTAAGACAACTTGCAAGTGATAACGGCTATGCCCTAGCAGCAACTAATAAGGCTGGAATAATATCAGAGATTTTATCTCAGCAAAGGTAGGTGATTAAATGGACGAACAGCTTATAGAGGACTTGACAAATTATCTTGAAGATGATTCAGAAACTGCGAGGATGATTCCTCTTTCGGCAAAGAGGGCTATTCGTTCATTTAAGAAGAAAAGGAATTATCCTTCATCTTACAGTGATGAGAAAATAAATTCCGATATGGAAAACTGCTATGATTGCATATTTGATTTGGCTCTTTTCTTTCTGGTGAAACAGGGAGCTGAATTTCAAGGATCGCATTCCGAATCTTCTGTAAACAGAAATTGGAATTCTGAAGCTGAAATATATGTGAATCATGGTGTTTTTCCATTTATCGGATTCTAAGATGGTGTGTGCGTGATACGTCAATCCTCCCACGTATCGCAGGGGTGCTTCAAATTAGGTGGGTAGAAGCAATATCTTAAAAAATGGGAGTGATGGAAAGGAATAGCGATGGGATGTGAACACGAGTGTATCAACGAACACCGCTTGAAAGAATTGGAAAGTGCCGTCCATGAGATGAAAGAAAAGCATTCCAAAAGGGATGGAGTTTTTTTTGAACGTATCAATGCGCTGGAACAGAAAATTGCTTTATACAACAATGACCTGGGACACATTAAGGATACAGTTGACGAAATGAACGACAATTTAAAATCACTCATGGAAAAGCCAGGAAAGTTACAGGACAAAATAATTGCTTATGTCATAACTGGCATAATTGGTATTGTTTTAGGCTTTGCCCTAAAAGGCATTTTCCCGGTGTAAATATTGATTCCACTACAGGGAGGACAGTGGAATGGATGATTATAAAGACTTTTCAGAAGATGAAAGAATCTTCTATTTGCGTGAAGCTGGATTTGATTCCAGAGAAAAAGAGTTATTCAGATTGCGTGTTTACGAAGAAAAAACACTTGCAGAAGCTTCAGAAATCATGGGCTACAGCACAAGAACCGTAGACCGCATAAACAGAAAATTAAAGAAGAAAATTATGAAAGTCGCCCCGATGTATTGTCGGGGCTTTTCTTTGTATTCATAAAACGTGGCGTATTTATGGCGTTATCGTGGCGTGTTAATCAACCTCTTATTATTGTAAAATATAGTTATAAAAACAAGGGAGGTTTGAGATATGCAGTATGGTAATCCGTATTTTGCGCAACCATTTCAACAAATACAGCCGTATCAAGATAGATTAGCACAATTGCAGAATAGTTATCAGCAGGCAATGCCATACGGACAGGCACAAATTCAACAACCAATGCCACAAGTACCACAAATTCCCATGTTACAAGGGCAGATGGTCGATGGGATTGATACTGTAAAGGCAAAAGACGTAGATATGTCTGGAAACCCTGTTTATTATCCAAAAACAGATGGAACAGAAATATATAGAAAACAATTACAGGCAGATGGAAGAAGTAGAATTTTTGTTTACCGACTTATAAATCCGGAAGAACAACAGCAACCAAAGGCAGAAGAAAAACCGATTGACATAGAAGCTATGTTTAATCAGCTTCGAAACGATGTTTGTTCTGAGATTTCCGAAATAAAGAGTATGTTTCCGACACAAATGTCGGGAACACCGGAACCCAAGCAGAATGGAGGTAAACAGAGATGATGAATCCAATGCAACTTATGCAGATGATACGTGGTGGAGGGAATCCTCAACAAGCCATAATCAATATGATGAAACAACAGTCTGGAAATAATCCTGTAATTGACAATGCAATTAACATGATGGAAAAAGGTGATAATGCAGGAATTGAAAAACTTGCAAGAAATCTTTGCCAAGAAAAAGGGATTAATCCTGATGATATGTTATCGCAGGTTAAGAATCAGTTTGGAATAAAATAAATTCGCTACAATAATTAAAAGAGCCGCGGTCTTTTGATTTTGTATAAATTACAAAAATCAATAAGGAGGTAATCGCTATGATGAATGGTGGATTATCAGCAAGCGATGTCGCTGTATTAAGCGGCTCTAATAACCGTGCAGATGAAGGCTATGGCTTTGGCGGTGGCTGGGCATGGTGGATTATAATATTGCTTATCTTTGGCTGGGGCGGTTTCGGCGGCTTTGGTGGCTGGGGTGGCAATGGTACAAATGGTGCCGGCTTCCAAGGATGGGCTACCCGTTCAGATATTAATGAGGAATTCGCCCTTAATGATATTCAAAATGGTATCAGAGGTATTCAGCAGGGTATCTGTGACAGCACATATTCTCTTAACAATACCATGCAGAGTGGCTTTAATGGTATGAATGTCGGAATGCTTCAAGGCTTCAACGGCGTCAGCAGGCAATCAATGCTGATACTGTAGCCGGTATGCAGAATACCAATGCATTACAGTCTCAGTTAGCAAATTGTTGCTGCGAAACAAGAGAAGCAATCCAGGGCATCAATTATAACCTTGCCACTAACACTTGTGCTCTCCAGAACACAATGAACAACAACACCAGAGATCTTCTGGAAAACCAGAACAGCAACACAAGAGCAATCCTTGACTTTTTGACTAACGATAAGATTGCAACATTACAGGCAGAGAACTCTGATCTGAAACGTGCTGCATCCCAGGATCGCCAGTCTGCATTGCTTACAACAGAGATGTACGCACAGGCTCAGAGATTAATCAATGCAATCAACCCGGCTCCGATTCCTGCATTCCAGGTTCCAGCTCCATATGCATACGCAGGATGTAATACATATGGTAACGGTTGTTGCTAAGTAACTCACCCTTAGAGGTTGACTAAATTCTAAGAGGTGGGTTGCGGCTCACCTCTTATTTTGATTGAGAGGTAAAAAATATGGCATGTAAGAATGTTTGTAAGCTCTGTAATCACCTTGTGCTGTCTACTGCAGTTGCATTCACAGGCGGAAATCTTGTGGTTACTATTCCAGAAGGAAGCTACAATAATGGAGAAAAATACTGCATTGTTTTAGCACAGTCTATTCCAAATGCAACCACAATTACTGCCCCAGTGATGATTCAGATAGGAACAGGAACAACATTGTATCCGCTAGAGAATCGTTGCTGCGCACAGGTAACAGCATGTGGTGTCAGAACAAGAACAAAATACGCAACCAGAGTAGCCACAAGTGCAACTGGCGGAGTATTCAAGATGTTAGGAAATCCGGCTTGTAGTCCGAGCAACAATTTGAAAGCAATTAATGGTACAGCCCCAACGACAGAAGCACCTGTTACGCAGGCTGTTAGAAAGGGGGCACTGTAATGCATAAAGTTGCAATGGAAATGGGAAAATGGGCTATGGAAAAAGCCAAGGCACATGGCTTCGACAATCTCAGTGCTCAAGACTGGGACGATTTGAAAGACTGCATGGAAGCAGTAAAATGTGCGATTTGTGCTGATAAAGATTATCGTATTGTGGAAGCTATGGATGAATGCGAACAGGAAGAAAAGTATCTTGGACGCATGGGATATGACCGTTACCGCTATTCAAATGGGCGTTTCGCTCCAAAAGGTAGGGGAACCAGAAAAGGATATAGACCGTATCTGTATATGCAGGATGATGACTGGATGGATGAGTATTTAAACAATCCAGAGTTTGAGCGTAATATGTACCGCATGGGATATCATCCAGAGCGTAGTGATATGGAAAATGATGGTATGAATATGAATTGGAAGAAGTCCAGATACGGAGAATCTTATGATAAATACGATGAGAATCGTAGACACTATCATGATTCTAAGGATTCTGAATCCAAGAGAAAAATGGATGATTCCATGAAAGAATACACATCAGATATTATTCGTAACCTTACGGAAATGTGGTCGGATGCAGATGCAACGCTCAGACAGCAGATAAAAACTGACCTGAGCCGTTTGGTTCAGCAGATGACATGATTACAATATTGATTAAGCCCTTGTTGCAGTAGTGCGGCAGGGGCTTTTTAGTTGAGAAAAGGGTGGTGATAAGCCATGCTAAGACAATTTTACATGAATGGTGACATATGGAGAGTGCGCTTTGTTTCTCCCAATGATAATGTTTTGATTGACCGTACAGGGAAACGCACACTTGCCGTATCTGATTACTCCACAATGACAATTTCGATTGCAAACAACATGCATGGAGAACTTCTGAACCGTGTATTTATCCACGAATTAGGACATTGCGTGATGTTCAGCTATGGTCTATTACCAGAGCTTCACCGTATGGTTAAGAAAAGGTATTGGGTGGATGCAGAGGAATGGTGTTGTAATATTCTAGCAGACTACGGACAGTTTGTTATTAGAACAACAAGAGATATTTTGGGAAACCAATTCACATATGTAGCACCTGTTGGAGCAGAAAGGATGATTGCATGAGAGTATTAAGATTTATTGTAAATAATCAAAGAATTTATCCAGATCCCAAGTGTGATTTCTCTGGACTGGTAAAGGGCACGACTGGATATCTTAAAGCATTGTTTATCTTTTCACCAGAGTGGAACGGATGTAAAACAGCTGCTTCATTTTGGAGAATGGAAAGAGAATACCCAGTAATACTGAAAAACAATCAATGTGAAATTCCAACGGAAGCCCTTACTTGGGATTATTTTTCTGTATCTGTCACTGGCGTAAAAGATAACGGAAAATACATTATAACTACTGGTAAAACCAAAGTATCACAGAGGGGGTAGAACATGGCAACAGCACTTGATTTACTTATGAGCGCAAAAGAAGATGTTAATTTGCTTTCTGAAGAATCCGATATATGCAAAATTGACGATAAGACAAGGACTATTTTCGTGCCCTCTACAATCGTAGTTGGTGGGGTGCAATCTGACAAGAATGCAGAACGTATTAAATTTTCATGTCCCAAAATTGTAGGAGATAATCTTGATTTATCCAAATTTTCAGTCAGAATTAACTTTGAAAACGTAAGCAGTGTGGATTTTAATGTTTCTATCAAAGACCAATACATTTGTGATGATGTAGCTGTAGATGGCGAAAATGTAACTTTTTCTTGGTTGATTGGAAGAAATGCAGCAAGGTATATGGGAACGGTACGTTTTATTGTTTGCGCTGTTAAAACGGATTCCGATTCAAATATTAGTGTTGAATGGAATACCGCAATAGCGGAAGTACCAGTGCTAGAGGGTATCGAGATTGATCAACCACAGATAGGACAGGAAGAAAAAGATGTTATAAATCAGCTTTTGGAGCTTACTAAAAACACATCTGCGGAAGCTGTTCAAAATGTAAATTCCGCAAAAGAACAAGCTATTAAGGACATTCAGAGTGTATCACAGCCAGACACTACATTGACTATAGAAGGTGGGCTTGCGGAAGCAAAAGCAACGGGAGAAGCTATTGGTTCGCTAAAGGAAGATTTAAGACAAAACACTGAGCAAAATTTTTGGGTGATTAAAAAATCATATAATTCAGCAGATTATACTGAACACACTATTGACATTGCAATTGCCCCGATTATTGGTCATTCTAAAGTTATAATTGAAGCTTCTATTAAATCGTACGGATATTTCACCGCATATACCGCCAACGGTGTATTAAAAAACGGCGTAGAAATTCCGAATCAAATATGTAACATTGGTGATTTGAAAATTGCCAGCGGATTCACAAATGACCAACAAACTACCAAGATAATTATTTATTCTGCCAACGACGTTAGCGTAGACATTACAATTAAAATTGCGAAAAAATTTGAAATTATCGTAAGCCAAGACGGACGCGGAGATTTTGATAATTTGGATGACGCACTAAATTATGCTTTAGTTAAGCAACCAAATTTAAGAAAGAGAGGAAATATGAGAGGATTAGTCCGTCAAAAGCAAAAAGTATATTGGTCACGAATATCAGAAAAAACAAAAGGATTAGACCGCATTAAAGTTTATGAGAAGCCAGTTTTATACTCTTTTTCTGTATCATCTACAGCCGGAACACCAGAAGAAATTGCAGCCGGAATAGTGCCAGATTATGACAGATACATTACAAGCTTTAATCGAAATTTTCACCCACAGGAAGCAGATATATTTTGGATAGACAGAATCCCACAAATAAGCGAGGATGGAAGCCTTATTTTGGACGAAGATGGCGAGCCTACAGTATTGCCAGATTATGTACTAAAGAAGATTTTAGACACACAAAAAGGCAATATTGCCAGATACGGAATTTCTAAGAGAGGGAATGAAGATGGGTAAGACAATAAAATGCGACTTATCCACGAAATCTATTCAAAATGCCATCAACAAATTAAAAGCTTACCAAAATGAGCTACAGAGGAAAAATGAGATTTTTGTAAAACGATTGGCTGAAATCGGGTTGGATGTTATTCAAACGACTATGGAGTCAATCCCGGATGAAGAAAAAGGTTCTTACTATACAGAAATCATCAACGATCAAAACGGAAATATAGTCGGGGCTTCTGTTAGACTATCTGGTGAAAAAGTGTTGTTCATTGAATTTTCAGCAGGAATAACATACGGTACAAATGATTATCCTTTATCTAGCGGAAGTTCTTACGGAATGGGAACATATCCTTCCAAAAAAGAAAAATCAGACTGGGACAATCCAAACGGCTGGTGGTACACAGATGAAAGCGGACGGCCGCACCATTCATATGGAAATAGAGCGTATATGCCTATGTATCACGCAGAACAGGCCATTATTATTGCTGTTCGTAAAATTGCTAAAGAGGTGTTCTCTTCCTAAAGAAGATACTATAATATACTGAATGATACCAACCAATTATGTTATCATTACAGTGTTAAATTGTAGCATAAAATGCAATGCGTTCACTATAAAGGTGGGCGCATTTTTTATTGTGAGGTGACAGATATGCCAGACACAATAGAATCTCCTGTATTGGAAGTTTTTTCAAGGTGGGGAGCGGCTGTTTCTAAGATTACCGGTGCAGATAATTATTCCATGGATGGGAGCGAGACAAATGCTTCCGGAAAAAAGGCATATGCACAGCTTTATATGCTCGGAAATCCAATTACGAGAGGTGACCTTGAAGGAGATGAATGTGCAACAATGCCATCATTTCAAGTAAATTGCTTCACATCTGGGAGCAAAGCATTAACCAGAGTGTATGAATTGGACAAGATAAGTCACAAAGTTATGGTGAGCATGGGATTCCGTCGTACATATGGACCGGAGCCTATGTTTTTTGGTGACAGCGGAATCAAAAAGCTTGTGAGCCGATACAGCCGGATATATACAGGAACTTTATTAGATTAGGAGCAGAAATGCTTCTATTTTTTTACCCAAAAATATGAAAGGAGAATGCCGAATGAAAGCAGATAAATTACTTTGGCTGAAAGCAGCAGGAATTAGAGCTGTAAAAACAGTTGCTCAAACAGCGGTGGCAACCATCGGTACAGCAACTGTGATTGGCAGCGTTGATTGGAAAATGGTTTTATCCGCATCTTTGCTTTCTGGTTTTTTATCACTGCTTACATCTGTAGCAGGATTACCAGAACTGAAAACAGACAAAGAAGAGTAGAAAGGCGGTGATCCGCTATCTCCCGGCACAGGGTTACGTGCATAAAAATTAAATTAAAGAAAGGAGCCTATTAAAATGGCAGATTTAACAACACTTGGCGTAACTTTTCATTACGGTGTTGAAACCGTTAAAGGAACGAAGCCAACTGCATTCACCTGGTTAAAAAGATGTAGTTCTATTGGTGGAATTTCTCTTGATACAGAACAGATTGACGTATCCGCACTCGAAGACTTCATTACACAGTACGCATCTGGTAGACAGGATACTGGTGGTACTTGGGATGTAACCTTCAATCTTAACGCTGATGTTATCACAGCATTAAAGAAGCTTATGACTGATACGGCAACAGGAAAGACAAAAGGATTTAGAGTTTGGTTTGAAGTTGTATTTCCAGACCTCGAAGATGCATTCTTTGTTATCGCAGATCCTGGAAAAAATATTCCACTGTCTGACATTGGGCAGAATGAAGCAGCAACAATTCCGCTGTCTCTCATTATTCAGGAATACAAAGGTCTTGATACAAAAGTTGTTTCCGAAGAGCTTACACAGGCTTTAGACACCGCAAAAGCAGTAGCAGATTCCACAGGCGCAATGGCACTCAGCTAATAAATATATCGGGAGGATTATAAAATGGTAACTTTTAATGTACATGGAAAAGAATATAAGGTTGTATTTGGATACGGACTTCTTACAAAAACAGATGTGCTGGACAAGGTACAGGGGATTACAGATGGAAAAGAGAGAAGCCTTCAGAAGATGATTTCTCTTCTCCCGGAACTGCTTCTTGCCGGACTTCAAAAGAAGCACAAGGAAGAGTTTGGGTATGAAAGTGATTCTGAAAAAGAAGCTGTTCTTGATAAAGTCTGTGACCTTTTGGATGATTACGAAGATGAAGGAACCGAGGAAAATCCCAAAAGCGGATTTGATTTATACCAACTTCTCGACAAAGAATTGGAGAAAAATGGTTTTTTATCCGGTCTGCTGAATGCAGTAGCAGAAGCACAGGCAGTAGAGAAGAACGCAACGAAACTTCCACAGGATCACAAAAAGAAAAATTAACTTTTCGAGAAGTTGTTTACCAAGAGATTCTTCCTTTATACCTTTCTATCGGTGTATCTAAAGAAGAATTTATGGATTCTACTCCAGCAGAGTTAAAACCTTATCTCGAAGCTGAAAAGATACGGCAAAAGAGAAAAGACACTGAGCTTTGGCAAGCTGGTATCTATCAAACATCTGCTACATTTACGGCTGTTGCAAATGCTTTGATGGGAAAAAAATCCAAGGCAGAGTATTTGAAGAAACCTTTGCTCGAATCAGCAGAGGAAGAAAAGCGTAAACAGGAAGGTATACTTTCCGAAGAAGAAAAGAAAAAACAGAGAAACGCACTTTTGGCAAGCTTGCAACTCATGCAGGCGAACTTTGAGCTTAACCATGAAAAGGGCAGGCAGGATTAACACTCTTGTCTGCCCTTTATTTTTTTGTAAAAAAGGAGGGATAAATAAAATGGCTGACAATACCATTGATACCCTTGATATACAGATTAGCAGTAGCACAGAAAAAGCAGTACGCGCGCTTACTAATCTTTCAAATAAACTTACAGAAGTTAATTCCGCATTAAGCGGAGTTAATACAAACGGATTGCGTAGTTGTGTAAGGGAACTTGGAAAACTAAAAGAACTTGATATAGGGAAAATGACAAGCATTGCTGATGGAATTGGAAAATTCTCAAATTCCATAAAGACAATGGGTGGAGTAGATTATAAAGGTTCTGGACTGAATGCAGTTATCAACTCAATCAACAGGCTCAGCCAGGTTGATGTTAGTGGATTTGATTCTGGGAAACTTGGAGAAATAATCCATCAATTAAGCAATTTGGCAGAGATTCCAGATGTATCTTCCGGCGTTAATCGTTTTGTTAATTCAATGGCTAGATTAGCCAATTCTGGTGAATATATTGCGAATGTATCCGCTGAATTGCCTGGACTTGGAAGCAGCCTTAAATTAATTGCAGAGAGTTTTACGAGTGTTGGTGATATATCTGAACCTGTGAATAGATTTGTTCAGTCTATTGCACAATTGGCAAGCTCTGGAAATAAAATCGGACAAACGTCAAGCCAGCTTGGAACACTAGCAAAGGAAGTATTGTCTTTCTTCGATGTAATGAAAACTGCACCTAAAATCAGTGAGAACACCATCCGCATGACGGAAGCACTGGCAAAGTTGGCTAATTCTGGCGGTAAAGTGAATTCCGCTACAAATTCTATATCCAGTGCGTTTTCTAAATTATCATCTGCAACATCTAGCCTTGGTAATATTGTTAGTAAAACTTCTTCTATAATTGGAACCGGGGTAAAAGGCATTATTGGATGGTTTCAACGTCTCGGGAATAGTAGTTCTGGAATTAAAACCGCTTCTTTTAATCTCGGAAATTTGCTTAAAACTGCTATCGGTTTTAAGGCTATTCGTGGTCTGGCAAATTTAGGGAAAAGTGCAATTGGTTTTGGCTCTGATATTACAGAAATCGAAAATGTTGTAGATGTTTCCTTTGGAAGCATGGCAGATGAAGCCTACAAATTTGCTTCTACGGCCAAAGAACAATTTGGATTATCAGAATTGGCAGCAAAGCAATATTCTGGAACCATGATGGCAATGATGAAATCATCTGGTGTTGCGCAAGATGCAGCTTCTAAAATGTCAATTTCTCTTGCTGGATTAGCCGGGGATATTGCATCATTTTACAACATTGATACAGATACTGCTTTTCAGAAAATACGCTCTGGAATTTCCGGGGAAATTGAGCCTTTAAGACAATTGGGTATTAATTTATCCGTTGCAAATATGGAGGCTTATGCTCTTTCAAGGGGAATTACAACATCTTATAATGCAATGTCTCAAGCTGAAAAAGTTGCTCTTCGATACAACTATTTAATGTCAGTTACAGGAGATGTGCAAGGAGATTTCGCAAGGACATCTGGCACCTGGGCGAACCAGGTTCGTTTGCTCACTCTTAACTTCCAGTCACTTTCCGCAGTAATTGGGCAAGGATTGATTGCCGGCATTCTTCCTGCTATTCAAGCTCTTAATGCACTTATGTCAAAACTTATGCAAGCTGCGAATGTGTTCCGTAACTTCATGTATGTATTGATGGGAAAGAAACTAAAAGGCTCGCAGAGTGGAGTTAGTGATATCGTATCTAATTTAGGTGGTATAGAAACAGCTGGTGATGACGCATCTTCTGGGCTTGATGACGCTACATCATCTGCTAAGAAACTGAAAAAGGCACTTTCCGTATTGCCATTCGACCAATTAAATCAGCTTGCCGATAATTCTGATAATTCTGGAACTGCATCTAAAAGTCTTGGTTCTGGGCTTGGAGATTTAGCAGATAGTTTTGCTGGAATACAAGATTCACTGGATGAAGTTTTGACTGTTGACGAAACACCAATCAATAAATGGGCTGCTAAAATCAGAAAAGCATTTATCAATAAAGACTGGCAGGGATTAGGCTTTACTATTGCAGATATGATAAATGTTGGAATGGAGAAAATATACGAAGTTATTAATTGGAATAATGTTGGCCCGAAAATAACTGAATTTGTAAATGCATTTACAACAGCATTTAATTCTATGGTTAGTGGCATAGATTTTGACTTAATGGGAAGATTGCTTGGAGCTGGAATTAACACGGCAGTAAATACCCTAAACCTGTTGCTCGGAGAAGGAGGAATAGATTTTTCCGGAATAGGGGCAAAACTGTCCCAACTTTTAAAAGGTGCTATAAATGAAATTGACTGGACAGGTCTTGGAAACTTAATTGGGAACAGTTTTATGGCATCTTGGAAAATGCTTTCTGGCTTTGTAAAGGATATGTCTAAAAAGGATGGTGCTGGAATTACTGGATGGGGTAAGCTTGGCACTGCTATTGGAAAAGCCTTAAATGGTGCAATAAAAAAGATAGACATGAACACAATTGCAGATGCACTTTCTGGTTTATTAAACGGAGCGTTCGAAAGCTTAAAATCATTTACAGAAACATTTAATTGGGATGATCTCGCAACCAAGATAAGAGATGGAATCGCTAAATTCATCAAAGAAACAAACTGGAAAGAAAATGGACAGGCTCTTGGAGATTTTATATCTCACCTGTGTACCGCATTAAAAGATTCTCTCACTACAGACACATTCTATGAGTTCGGACAAGGAGTTGGAACATTCCTTGGTGAATTGCCATGGGGTGAAATCCTTGGTACAGCAGCTGAACTGCTATTAACTGGTCTTACCAGTACATTAAACGGATTATTCGATGGATTAGAGGAAAAGCACCCGATAGCCGGACATATTGCAGAATGGCTTACAAAAGCATTTATTGCAGTAAAAATAGCAAATATCACAGGTATCAGTACTCTTGTTGGTTCACTTGTGGGACATATTGCGAGTAAAATAGCTGAAAAGAAAAACGCTGAAATGATTGCAGAAAAATTAGCAGATGTCCTTGGAGATGGCACAAGTGGAGCAAAAGAAGCAATAAAAGATTTAGGGGATGCGGCAGGTTCTTCAAGCAGTAAATTTGGCTCTCTTGCTAAAGCACTTGGCCCTCTTGTAGGTGAAGCTGGACTTATCGTGGCAGTAGGAGTAGCTGCAGCTGGCGCAACCTCTCAATTGGCTGGTCTTGTTGAAACCATGCAAGGCGGTAATGGTGTTGGAACCACATTTGGCAATACCATGAATAACTTCATTCAAACTTTACAGAGAAGAGGTGATATTCTTTCTGGATCAGCAGAGGAAATTTGGCAGTTAAAAGAAAGCCTTGAGCAAGAAGGGATGACCGCCGAGGATAAGGCAAAAGCAACACAACAATTGATTGACAAGTTGGGAGAAATGGGGGTTACATCCGACCAGGCAGAGCAAGCATTTTCTCAATTAAACCAGAAAGGTCTTATTACGGACGACATGTTTAAAATATTGTCTGATTCTATTAAAACATTGGATGATAAAACAACAAATATGTCTGGAAGTATTGACCTTAGTAAACAGTCGATTGATGATTTGTATGACACTGTTCTTCCACAATTGCAAACACAGTTAGGACTTAGCGCAGATGAAATGGTTTCTCTTGATACAGCATTAATGGAAGCTGAAAATTCTGGTGGCACTGCACAGGATGCATTTGATAATATCATGGCGCGCGCCAAGGAACTCGGAATCAATACAGAATCTGTAGCAAAGATTTTTGCACAAGTATTCCCAGATTCCGTGAAAGAGATGGAAACTAAGACGAAAACCTCTATCAGCAGTACAAATACTTTTGTAAAAACTGGAATGGGAAGCATATCCAAAGCTACAGGAACTGCAATGTCTGGAATTCAAACAGCAACTGAGAAAGCTATGTCTGCCGCACAGACAAAAGTAAAAACTTCCACAGAAAATATTAGTTCTGATTCAAAAACAAACTGGGGAAATTCCGCAAGTGCTGTATCGACAGCTCTCGGAACCATGGACACCGATACAAAAGATGTAATGGGTAAGGTTATGACAACCATTCAAAGTTATTGGTCTTCTGTTCTAATCAATACAAACCAGATTTGGGAAAAGGCTTCTGGTAAAGTTGACACGGAAACTGGGAAAATGAAATCTTATACAGAAACCAATTTGTCTGGGATTTCGGATAAAATTAAAAGGCTATTTAATGTTAATCTTACATCAATTGGTCGGGAAACTGCTCAATCATTCGCTGATGGCATGAAACAAGTACATTTACCAACTCTGACTTATTATATTTCAGAGTGGAGAAAACATGATCTTGGCGGTGGAAGAACCAGTTCTACACCAGTTTACAAGCCTAATTGGTATGCCAAAGGTGGTCTTTTCAATGGTGCACAGGTAATTGGTATCGGAGAAAACGGTCCCGAAGCTGTCCTTCCATTGGAAAATCCACGAACCATGAAGAAGATTGCAGACAGCATTGTTTCCAGTTCGGACGGAAGCATGGGACTTACCAAAGAGGAAATGACAAAAGCAGTAGCCCAGGGAGTTGCAATGGTAATGAGCATGAACAGCGGAAATAACAATCCGCAGTACATTATGAACAGCATTATTCTGGACGGAAGTGAGATTGCGAAAGCCGTAACAAAAGCACAGAATGATACGGATAGCCGTTTCAAACCATCCCCGGCATATTGATTTTTGACTGATTGTGTGGTATAATTTCTTCAATGAAGAAGTACACACGGTCTTGATTTTTGAGCCGCTAAGAAGAAATTAATATTTCTCGATTTTGAGGAATTTTTATCTTACTTGGCGGCTCTTTTTTATTTTATCCATCAATATAAGGAGGAATGGAGAATGTTGGTAGAAGTTATGATGATTGGAAAAGTAGAAACCAGTATTGTAACAAGCCTAGATATTGCGGAGACATTTGAGAAAGAACATAAAAGGGTTTTGCAAGATATAAGAGAACTTGAATGCAGTGAGGATTTTAGAAGGCACAATTTCGTGCAGTCCTCTTACGTCAATTGTCAAAATAAGAAACAGCCAATGTACTATGTAACCAGAGATGGATTTACACTTTTAGCTATGGGCTATACTGGCGAAAAAGCAATGAAATTCAAAGAGGGCTATATTCGGCAGTTCAATGCAATGGAAAAGCTCCTTATTGGAAAAATCAAAGAACGTGAAAAAGGAATTGCAGTAAGGCAAGCGTTTACCAAGGCAATCCAGCAATCTTCTGAAAATGAAAGAATGCACGGACATGCCTATTCTACATATACGGACGTTATTTACAAGTCCATATTTGGCAAAAACGCCAAGCAACTGAGAGATGAATTTGGAATTTCCAAGAAAGAAAGTATGAGAGATTATTTTTCAGAAGAAGAGTTGGTGAAAGTCCAGAACGCCGAAATGCTTGTAAGTGCATTGGTTGGATACGGCTGGGGATATAACGAAATTAAAGAATTTATTCTGAATAAAGGAATTAATAAAATTGCCGCATGATTTTGAATTTTTAGACAGCCCGCATTTAAAATGAGGTCTGGAAAGGTTCGATTTAAAATGGAACCTTTTTCAAAGGGAGGAATATCATGTCATATAAAAATTACATCTTAATTCAAAAACATTTATTCCGTAGCGAATACATTTTCGCAGATACAGAAGAGTATCTGGCAGACCAACTTTTTAAAAATGAGAAAATTAGAGTGAATTTCGGAAAAGAATTTGGACATACAGAAGAGAAGTATCTTCTAATTTCCTGTAAAATCTGGAATAAAGACCAAGGCAAGTTTTTTAGAGCCATGGAAAAACTGAGGAATAAAATGCCACTGGTCGGAAAAACCGATTATGAGGAATTTTGCAAGGAAACATTCAAAATGTTTGATTAATTAATTCGGTAAAACCAGTGGGCTAGGTTGGCCGCCGAAAAGCGTAAACCGTAATACGCCTGTCCACTGTTTTATAATTACGGATTCTGGCAACAACCAATACGGAGGTTATCTATATGAACAAAGAATTTATCAAAAATGTAGTCTTTTCTGATATCCGAAAAAATGACAATTTAATAAAACGTGGAGATCTTATCGACTTTGAACTTACAAAAATTCTGATGAATGCAAAAACAACAGAAATCACTAATGCATTTTATAGATATGATAACTTAACTCCCACAGATAAGGTTTTATATGAATATCAAATAAAATGTCCTATTTGCGGGAAAATATATACTCGGATGATTTCTAAAACTAGAATTTTAAATATGATTAAATGTATCAATAATAAAGACACTAATAACGAGTATTTCAGATGCGAAGAATGTGAGACAGAATATCAGAAGCAAATAAAGATCAAACAATCAATATCTCATGAAAAATGGGAAAAAGAAAGAAAAGAGGAACTTGCAAATCTTACTCTCAGATACAAGGAGTATTTAAATCCTAAAGCTTGCTTTAGAGATGGAGTATCTGCAAAAGACAAAATTAACTATATCATGTATCAAAAATATGGAACTAACCCAGATCAAGACGAAATATGCAAAGAGATTAGCAATATGGATTATAACGATTTTTTACATACACCGTATTGGGATGGCGTTAGGAATTATAAATTAAAAAGCGCAAATTACCGTTGCCAGCTATGCGGAAAGAGTGGAAAACTTAATGTCCACCATAAAACATATGAAAATCACGGACGAGAACATATGAGATCAGTTGCAGATAACGATCTCATAGTGTTATGCGAAAATTGCCATAGAAAATTTCACGATAAATTAGACAGAGCGGCAGGTGAATAAGATGGAGAAAATTAAAAAAGTAGTTTTGCGTGAAGATTTGCTTGCTATTACAGGAGATTTTCGTAAAGCAATCATATTAAAACAATTTATTTATTGGTCTGAAAGAGTTTCCGATGCAGATAAATTCATTGAAAAAGAAAATGAAATCGCACGAAAAAATGGAGAAGAAGAAAAGGAATTATTTTATGGCTGGATATACAAAACAGCAGAAGAACTATCCAATGAAATCATGCTTGGCTTATCTGTGAGCCAAGTAAGGCGGTATATCAATGAACTGGTTAATATGGGCTTTATTTCAAAAAGAAATAACCCAAAATACAAATGGGACAGAACTTTACAATATCGCGTTAGCCTTGTAAATATAGCAAAAGCACTTAAAGAAAAAGGTTATCCTTTAAGCGATTACAAAATTAATTTGCCAGATGATTTTTCCAATGCGCATGAGTGCGCAATTAATGAAGCACTCATGAACGATCAATACGATTCAAACCGTCAAGCAATACCAGAAACTACAAACAGAGATTATATTTCAGATATTAATGATAAACCAGATACTACATCTCCTACGGAGTTAAAAGAAGAAGAGAAAAATGCATACCACTCTAACGAGTGGTTCAATTCTCAACATATCAAAAATATGTTGACAGAAGAAAGCATCCAGTATACTCCAATAGACCGTAAATCTTTTAATTGGTCTGCATTCAAGAACCAGGTTGCAGTGCGTATTGAAGAATTGGGATATACGACAAGCCCATATACAACCAACCGCTTCCTGGTAGTATCAAAGTATTTCTTCAAGAGGTACGAAGAACGAACCAGAAAACCGCACATAAAAATTAATCAAGACGCTTTGGATAATATCCTGGACAAGTTTGGATTCGGGCCAAATCCAGATTATTTCCAGAATGTTGAGATTGAAACATACATGAAAGTGATTGATGAATACTTTGGAACTTCATTTAGTGAGTACACGGATCATCATTATTCGCATTTCATGTCTGGCTACATACGGAAAAATTTGTTAATGAAAGTTGAGGACAGGGAGGACACACTATGATATTTTGGCTATCAGTAATCATTTTTGCGGTCGGCGTTGCTATTCTGATTGCAAATAGAATAGGCGAATCTTTAAGCTACGAATATGAGTATTCAAATGTGAGTGGCTTTATATTGTCTTTTGGCGTGGTAATTTCTTTTATCGGTGCAGTATGGTTCCTGGTAGCCGGATTGATTTTACTACTTACTCAAACCAATATTACCGCCACCAGACAGGCAAATGCCGAGAAATACAAAGCATTGACTTACAAACTGGAAAGTGAAGCTTGCCGAGATCAATTCGGACTTCTCAACAAAGAAATTATTGACGAGGTACAGAGATGGAATGTAAAAGTAACTTACTACAAAGCAATGGAGGATAACTTCTGGATTGGAATTTATTATCCAGATGTGTACGGTGATTTGGGAACGATTGATTATGAGACATATGAGGGTAATTAATTGACATGATAAAACAACCAAATTTGTTTCAAAAACATCTCACCCGATAAAATATAGGCACAAGCCAAGAAAATTGAAATTTGAACAAAGAAATCAACTAATTGTGGAGAATTAAAACATATGAGCCAAATAGGAACAGAACTTCCAACAGAATATTCAGACCGTTTTGATAAATTGCGTCAAAATCGGGCTGAGATGAGTTTTTACAAATATGGCACAGCAAAGGATAATTTCGGGGAGAAACTGGTTAATGCATTGGAATCACATGATTTGTGCATTGAAAAATACAGAAAGACCGGAAATACAGAATATCTTTGTGACGCTGCTAATTATCTAATGTTTGAGTTTATGTATCCGCAGATTCAAGGAGCATACTTCAAGGCAACAGACAGCGGAGAAAGTGCCGGAGTTGCCGGAACACCGATTAATCAACTGACGGAGAAGTGGTATTGATGAATTTCAAGCAGACTTATTTTTCCATCTGGCAAGATATATGGAATCTCCACAAGAAGTACGCCTTTATCTCAAAGGATGATATTCCGCAGTGGGAAAATCTCACCATGGAAGCAAGCCGGATTCACGATAAATACTCCGATTCGGTCGGCGCGAAATTTGCCGAAGCTCTTTTGTTTGCCGTAACTGCGGAAATTGATAGAAAAGCGAAATAGGACTTCCAGAATACGTCCCAAGGTGGTACAATATGGGTATCAATTATTGGGAGGTACGTATGTATGAAGAAAGTAAAAAGAGTTATTGTTGCTGCAACCGTGATGGCGAGTTTGGTGACTGCGACACCTGTCATGGCGTTTAAGTGGGAAATCGGACAGAAGGAAGAAACTAAAGAAACAACACAAATAGAACCAGCAACAGAAGAAGAAACAGAAGCGGTATTTTCTGTATGCAAGGATTTGTGGGAAGATTTGGAATTGAAAACTTATAAAATGAGCCATTCAGAGATATTTGGAGATTCTGATGATTCTGCGGATACAGAAATCCACTACGAAGATGTAATCAAAGAAATATATTCAGAAAAAATTAATGATTATCCAGACTTTTCAATGGGAGACAAGGTAAAAATAAATGGATATGTGTTACAGACCATAGAGCTTCCGACAGAACAAGAATGGCAAGCAAATAGTGTTAATAAGGCTGGCGCATATCGTGTTGAAATTTCAATTGATAATTCTATAACATATACAGGATATGATGAATTTGCAATGTTCGTAAGAAGCAACAACTCAAATGTATTAAAACTACAGGTGGGAGATTACGTTACTGTTGAGGGAATATTTTTAAAACCAGATTCAATTTCTACGCAAGATTATATATATGATTGCGCTATCTCAAAATGCGAAGATGCACCACAAGTACCGCTTGGAAAGAAAAATGCGCTGAAAGAAGCTATAGACTATTTAGATATAAATTCGTTTTCTTATAATGGAATAATTCAACAACTGAAATTTTCACAATATACAGATGAAGAAGCTAAATATGCAGCAGACTTTTGTGGCGCAAGTTGGAATAGACAAGCTGAAAAATCTGCTAAAAGTTATTTGGATATTACAAGTTTTTCAAGAGATGGGCTGATTCAGCAATTGGAATTTGATGGCTTTACTTCTGAACAGGCAGAGTATGGGGTCACTCAAGTAGGGTATTAAAATGATTAGGCTAGGGATTTCTCCCTAGCCTTTATTTTAGTTCATCCAATTATATGTGTAAGAATCATTAACATATACTTCAAATTTATCTGGCGTTATTGTATCGTAATTCCTATCGTGAGGGAATCTAAATTCAAGATAAGCAGTTGAACCAGGATTTTCAACGTGAGCAAATTGATAATCATATCCAACTATTCTTCCATCTTTGTAAAATACGACTGCAATAGTTGTGTAAGAGTTTCTTTTTCCATTATTAGTTACTTTTACCATAACATTTCCAGCTCCAAAATTAGCTGAATAGTGTATTCCGGAATTGTTCAAAATAAGGCTCGAAGAAGCTTTTTCAATTTTTAAATTAACTTTGAAAGAATCCCAGGTCTTGTCAGCGTTCCAACCTTGAAGCGCACATTTTGAATGTGGAGCAAAAGCGTATATACTATCAGAATCTGTTCCAATCATAGAACCATTCAAAAAATAAACAAACTCAACTCTAACACGTACTGCATAATCATAATGATTTTCAAGAATTGCCACCGCTCCATACGGTGTAGATTCTGCATGATATGTAACAATATTCTTCTTACCGCTACTGTTAGTGCTAGGATTTCCTCCAAAACCACCATTGCCGTTAGAAACCTTTTTCACGGTAACTTTACAAGTGTATTTCTTTTTGCCGACCTTTGCAGTAATCGTTGCGGATCCTTTTTTCTTAGCTTTTACTCGTCCTTTAGAAGATACCGTTGCAACAGACTTCTTGCTACTTGTCCATTTTACTTTTCTTTTTGTTCCAGTCACTTTTAATTGTAATGTTTGCCCGACTTTTAAAGTGGCTTTTTTCTTGTTAATTTTACCGGCCGCCGATACTGGAACTGCCATACAGACAATCAGTAACATTATGGTAAAAATTGCCAGTAGCTTTTTTGATTTTTTCATATGCGTTTTCCTCCCTAAATCAGTATGATATCTGTATTTTACCACTCCAAAATGGATAAGGGAATAGGAAATTTAAAAAAATAACGATTCGTCAGTAAAAAAAACTGTCGTGAATTTCAAGACGGTTAATAGCTGTTCCACAAATTTATGGAGCTGTTTTTCGCCATGAGAAGCGAACGGACAAATTGACCTTTCGTTACTATGGCAAACTGTTTATTCATACAAGGTGCACAAATTTGAGCAGCTTATATGGGTTTTAGCCATACATGGCGAAAAGGCGTAGAAATTTCGACACCTTTTATTTTTAATAGGGGTGCTTCTAATTTGATGCACCCTATTTCTATGATTGATATTTTGAACTATCATCAATTTGATGACGGTTAGCACTTCAGTCAAATTGTCCGAGGCTCAAATCGTGATTTTCACGAAACGCCAGGATTATAGCAAACCGTAAATTTTAACGTTTGCCATTGTGGCGAACCTCAAAAATGGGGAGCAGGGGCTTGACGTTCATGTCGAACCCCAAGCCGCCGAAATTTCGGCTCCATTATTTTGTGGAAGCTAGTTTCACTAAAATTTTAGAAAAAATGTGTTCGTCATAATGACGAGAACCTTGATTGATACGTTTTCTAAAATAATAGAAAATGCTCTTGACTTTTGTACGCCCATAAATTATAATGAATTATGCAAGGACAAAATAAGGAGGTGAACAAAATGTCCCCAAGAACAGGTAGACCACCTGTAAATGGTGAATCAAGAAAGGAAAAGCTCAATATTCGTCTTACAAAAGAAGAAAAAGGACGCATAGACAAATGTGCAGAAGAACTTGGAATTTCAAGAACGGACACCATTATGAAAGGAATCGGTCTAATAGAAGATGAAATAGGCGAAAAATAAGGAACTGGCTCCCTAGGAAAGAAACAGTCCCTTATACAACACCCCCTACAGGGGATATGCAAATTATAACACTGTATATCCCCTGTTTGCAAATAGATTTTTTAACAACAGGAGGATTTTCTATATGAACGAAATCACAATTAACACAGCAAACCGGACACCTATTGAAATCGCACTTGGTATTGATGAAGAGGGAATGACTACTGCCAGAAAGTTATATGCCTTTTTAGAATTGGATTCTAGCAATTATTCAAGATGGTGCAAAAGCAACATTACAGGAAATGAATTTGCAGAGGAAAACGTTGATTATTGGGCATTCGTCATTAATGACGAATGGGGAGGGCAGGCTACTAAGGACTACAAAATTACTGCTCATTTTGCAAAGAAGTTATCGGTAAAAGGTAATAGCGAAAAAGCAGAAGAAGCTAGAGAATATTTTACTAGACTTGAAGAAAAGGTAAAACAACAAGTAATTGATTATTCTAAATTGTCCCCCGAACTGCAAATGTTCAATCAGATTTTCCAACAGGTAGCCAAGACCGAACTGGAACAGAAGAAACTTGCGGAACGTGCCGACCAACAAGAGAAGAACATGAAAACCATCATTGATACTTTCAAGGGGACGGATTCCGATGTTGGCACAGAGAAGTGGGTAAACAGATGTATTTCAAAGATTGCCGAGAGCGATGATTTCTCTTACTCATTCGGGAATAAATATGCCGCCGCCAGAAACGAAAGCTACCGCAGATTATCAGACAGAGCTGGTTGCCGATTAGATCAGCAACTTAGAAATGCGATTTCCAGAGCCGAAGAAAGAGGCTGCACCAAGGCACAGACCAACCAGATTAACAAACTGTCCGTGATTATGCAGAATAAGCGGCTGAAAGATATTTACGTTAGCGTGATTAAAGAAATGATGATTGCATACAGAGTAGAAATCGCATAATTAGATTTTTACAGGGATACACAGGAGGAAAATAAAATGACAGAAAATATGGATAGAGAAGACACAATGTTCGAAGTAGAGGACACTATTGATAAAATCAAGTTTCTTTTGGATGATTTCATGGAACAGTACGGATTTAATAGCACAGAAAAAATGGACGAACTGAAAAAATGGCAGTTTGCATATAACAAGGACTTTATGACCATGAAACTGTTGATTTTATGCGATTATGCCAATAAAGCAAAACAGGCCTTTAAGGCTCTTGAATCTATGGAGCAGAAAGCGTGATCGTATGGCAAACAGAATCCAGTTCAATGACTTTCAGAAAAAGAGTGTGTACGCCAAGTGCAACGGAAAATGTGCGATATGCGGTAAGCCTGTCAAATTTAAGAAAATGACAATCGACCACATTATGCCGTTGTCTCGTGGCGGAACCAATGATATTAAGAATCTGCAACTGGCGTGTAAGCGCTGCAACAGCATGAAGAGTAATATGACAATGGATGATATGATGGGGCAGATTTCCGAGATTTTGAAGTATAACCGTAAACAGAAATTGATTAGAATGTTGGGAGGAATTGTGCAATGAATTACTATAAGACAGAGATCATTAATCTCGTACAGAATTGCGACAATAGCCACTGGCTAGAAGTGATTTATACGTTTGTAAAAAGATTATTGAAATGATACCAAATAAAATTGCGGTAGCGCCTCTTCTCTGGTAAAATAAAAGAAAAGGGGCGCTAAATTGAATAAATTTCAGCATAGTGGGGGATAAACGAAAAAAATGATTAAATTATATTATGATAACGGGAAAAGAAAAACCTTTATAAAAGGCGAAAAAGAAAAACAAACAGAAATTTGGCAATATGAAATAGGGCAAATATTTTGTGATTATATTAATAAAGCACAAGGGGAATATAGTTCTTTTTTGAAAAATAATTGTTTTGATGAAAAAGAAATATGCTATTTTATTGAGTTTTTAACTTCCGATAAAAAACAATTGGATAGTTATAAATTGATTATAGAGGAAGAAATTGAAGTTATTAATGGAAAAGTATATAGAACCTATTCCGGTATTGAAAATATTTCCATCATTATGAAAATCGAATTTTTGAGAATGCTAGAATTAGGAATTAAAATCCGTAAGTGTGCCGTATGCGGAAAGTATTTCATCGTAACTGGACATGATGGGAAATGTTGCGATAGCCTTTATAAAAATACTGGTTTGACTTGTCAACAGGTTTTTGCTGATCGTAATTATAAAAACAAAAGAAAAGAAAATCCCATACTTAAAGAATATGATAAGGCATATAAACGCATGTATGCACGATATAGTAGTCAAAAATTATCTTCAAAAGAATATGAAGAATGGAAAAACGGAGCTTCGCAGGAACGTGACAAGGCGTTAAAAGCATATGAGGAAAACCCATCTAAAGAAAAAATTGATAGTTTCAAAAAGATTATTGGGAATAAATGATACCGAAGTATACTGAATGATACCAACCACCTATGCTATGATATAAAATCATAATAAGCAATTTTTAAAGCGTTTACCTTTCGGGGTAGGCGCTTTTTTCGTGCGTAAAAATACATGAGGGTTAGCATATGGCAGAAGTATTTTTAAAAGTGGATGGGGTAGCAATGCCCTGTCCTTCTTCTTTCACATGGGGATTACAGGATATATCGGCATCAGAATCTGGCAGAACAGATGATACGACCATGCACAAAAACAGAGTTGGACAGAAACGAAAGCTGTCTGTAGGTTGGAATGGCCCAGACTGGGACACTGCTTGCAAAATTATACAGGCAGTAAATCCAGAGTACATACAGATCACATATCCAGACTTGCTATCTGCGAACAAACACGAAACCAGAACATTTTATGTTGGTGACAGGGAATCACCTTTTAAGTGCTGGTGGGTTGGCAATGAGCGCATGGAAGGACTTAGTTTTGATTTTATCGAGAGGTAAGATATGCGAAATTTATCAACGGAATTTAAAGAACAACAGAATAGTGGGAACCGTAACTATCTGAAATATGCAGATTTTACCTTTACGGACGGAAGTACATTATCCATTACCGACAAAGACTTATGGTCTAATGGCTTCAAATTTGAGGATGCAGTATCACAAAATGGTTCCTTTGATATTGGCGCAGCTATTATAAATAAACTGACTTTGCAAATCAACAACTTTTCTGGAAAGTACACAGATTACATCTGGGACGGAGCAAGAGTTGTTTGCTATATTGGGCTTGAATTATCTACTGGTATTGAGAAAATCCGCATCTGTACCATGACAGTAACAGATGCCCCATACCAGAACACAGCTATTATCAGCCTAACTTGTGAAGATTCCATGCGATTATTTGATCGTGATTATTCAGAAAGTAAACTGACTTATCCGGCAACAAGATTACAGATCATCCAGGATGCTTGTGAGGCCTGCGGCGTTACATTACAATCTACAAGGTTTGATAACGATGATTTCGTAATTCAGAATCGACCAGACGATAGCAGTATTACTTTCCGACAGGTAATTGCATGGGTAGCACAAATGGTCTGTCAGTGGGCGAAAACAGATGCATACGGCAGATTATGCCTTGACTGGTACAAAAATGAAGTACCGGATAATTTTTATGATTTGGTGGAAACTCCATGGAAAGATATTGAAGGGAAAGACATCTTAGATACTACCGGCGCACAGATTATCACTGTTATGCAAAAGGGTATTACAGCCATAGATACAAATGGATTCACACCATGGCTGTACGATGTTGAAATAACAGGTGTAAAAGTTACAGAATACGTTGAAAATTCTTCTAAAAATGAAGCAAAAACATATCAGTCGGGGAAATCTGGCTATGTTATCGAAATCAGTGATAATAAGCTAATCCAAGAGGGCTCCGGGGAGAAAATCTGCCAGATTATCGCAGACAGGTGCGTGGGGCTAAAATTCAGACCATTTACCACAGGAGCATTGACTAATATAGCATGGGAAGCTGGTGACACCATTGCAATTTCTGATAGAAATGGAAAACAGTACAAGAGCTTCCTAACTTCTGTTACTTTGAATCCAGGCGCATTTGAGCAACTTGAGTGCAGTGCTAAAAGCGTATCTAGGAATAAGCAAAAGCAGTATACACTAAGCCAACAGGTGCAAGCCGAAAGCAAAAAAAACTTAAAAGATGAACGCACCGAAAGAGAAAAGGCAATTGAAGAATTGTCTCAAAGATTGTCTGAATCTTCCGGTACATATACTACTGTGGAAACACAGCCGGACGGAAGCAACATCTATTATCTTCATAATAAGCCGCAGTTATCCGATTCTGACATTATATGGAAAATGACTGCGGAAGCGTGGGCTGTGTCTACAGATGGTGGACAACATTGGAATGGCGGCATGACGGTTGATGGTGATGTAATTGCCAGAATCCTTACTGCCACAGGCGTTAATGCTGACTGGATTAATACAGGAACTATTAAAGCAATTGACAAAGATGGAAATACAACTTTCCTGGTTGATGTAACAACAGGAAGGGTTGTTATTAATGCAGACTCAGTACAAATCAAGGGAAAAGATGTTAATGCAATTGCAAAGGAAAAAGCAGAAACAGAAGTAAATAATTTTATAAGCAATACATACACAACTGATATCAATAATTTACAGTCTCAAATCGACGGACAGATTGAGACTTTTTTTTATGACTATGAGCCAACCTTACAGAATATTCCGGCTTCTGGATGGACTACAAATGAAGAACGAAAGAAACACGAGGGCGACTTATTTTACTGGAAATCCAAGGGATATGCGTACCGTTTTATGCAAGATGGGGCAACTTGGAAATGGCAATTAGTACAAGATACCGATATCACGTTAGCACTTGCTGCCGCAGAAAAAGCACAGGACACAGCAGATCATAAGCGTAGAGTATTCGTCGTTCAGCCAGAGCCACCTTATGACATTGGAGACTTATGGACACAAGGCTCTAATGGTGATTTGATGAGATGTAAAGTTGCCAGAGCAAGCGGTTCTTATTCAGAGGATGATTGGGAAAAAGCTTCAAAGTATACAGACGATTCTACTTTCAATACTTTCTTGGATGGTGTTTTCAAAGACACGATTAGCGATCTTAAAACACAGATTGATGGGAAAATTGAAACCTGGTATCAGCCAAACGACCCTTCTATTAAATGGAAAAAAACAGAGGAATGTCCATGGCGTGATATTGACGGAAACAAGATTCTGGATGAATCTGGAAATGAAATTATCTTGATATGGGAATCAGAAAAAGCAGAGCATGAAGGTGACCTTTGGCACAATACTTCTGATAACACACAATGGATATACAAATCCGGGGAATGGCAACCACAATCCATACCAAATGAATTGCTGGACAAGATAGATGGGAAGTCATCTGTCTATATGGTTCAGCCGAAACCGCCATATTACGAAGGCGACTTGTGGGTAACAACCAATAATGAAGGAAAGGCTTCCCTCAAAACCTCCACTGTAAATCGTGTTGATGGAAATTTTGACGCATCTGATTGGATAGATTTCAAGTATGCAGACAAAGACGATATCAAAAATGCAATTGACAATTACGATACCAGTCTTGGGCAAGACGAAGTATTTAATAAGCTCACAAAAGGCGGCACTGAACAGGGAATCTATATCGAAGATGGAAAAGTATACATCAATGCAAAATACATTCTAGCTGGATTACTTGCCGGTGAGAGAATTAACGGTAGAGGATTAAAAGTCATTGATGATAACAAGGACGTAACCTTAGAAATCGACAGCAAAGGAAATGTCATTCTAGCTCCAAAGACTTTTTCGTTACAAGGAAAAACAGTAAATGAGATTGCTAATAGCTCGGCAAAATCAGCCGTAGATGGACAGACACAAGCCGATATTTTCAACAAACTTACCAATGGCGGCAAGGCACAGGGGATTTACTTGGATGAAAATGGAAATGTCTATGTAAATGGTGAATACGTGCAAGCCAAAGGAATTAGGGTTGTTGATGGAAATGGAAAAACCACTTTTTCCATTGACAAAACCACTGGTGCAGTAACAATAGCAGCTTCACAGTTTACATTAGGAGATAAAAGCGTTACTGATATAGCACAGGAAGAAGTCGTAAAACAAGTCCAAGATATTACATCGGACAATATTATTAAAGGCTATTATCTAACAGAACAAAATGTTAAAGATTATTGGTCTACACAGAGTGCATATACATATGAGTATGGAGTTCAGGATGTAGATGGCGGTAAAAATGCAATCAAAATAAACGGAACTGGAGCACAATTTGGAACGAAAAATTATAAGCCAATAAAAGTTACTGGAAATTATACTTTTTCGTTTTGGATAAAAACTAGTGTTGCAACACAAGTATATGTGTATCTTGGAAGTAAAACAATATTAAATGCTAAAACTACAACTGAATGGAAAAGACTGCAAGTAACAACAACTTTATCTAGCTTACCAAATGATAGTTTAAACAGTTTGAGAATCTTGACATCATCAGTTGGGTCTAGCGTAAAATTTGATACCTATATTTACATGCCAAAGCTTGAATATGCTTACACAAATGAACAAGTGTTCAATATGCTTACAAACAACGGTGCAATAAAGGGCATGTACATGGAAAATGGAGAATTGTATTTTTCATTCACCTATGCACATGGAGGTACATTGAAACTTGGCGGTTCAAATAACGGAAATGGGTTACTTTCCATTCTGAATGCAAGCGGCACACAGGTTGGATATATTGACAATACAGGCGTTCATTTTAACCAAGGTGAATTTTCTGGAAGCGTAAAGTCACTAACTGGGGAAATTGGAAACTGGCAGATTGATAAAACAAATGGAAAATTAACCTCTGCAAACGGTGCCATTGTACTTGATGCGAAAAACAACATGGTAACCATAAATGGCGTTGATCTAAAAGCAAATGGAAACGGATTTGTTATTGATGGCGGTGTAAAAATTAAAAACAGTCCTAAATCTAGTGAATTTGGAGATGAAAGTAATTTCTTTTGTATTGAAAACCTAGGTGCTATTACAGACGGAACACATTTAGGAGTCAATAGTCAAGGTATGGTTATAAAAGTCCCTTCATCTTCTTGGCGGTATAAGTCAATTCGTACAACTGTTAAAGAAGAAGAACTGGAAGAGCTTTATCGTGTAAAGGTTGTTTGGGCGAAATACAAAGAAGGGTATTTGGATAAAAACGATAGCCGATATGATAAATTAATGCCAATGTTCCTTGCAGAGGACATGGAAAGGCGTTTTCCAATTGCAGTAAACCATTTACCAGACGGAAAGCCCGAGGATTGGAATTACAGAATTATGATTCCGTCCATGTTCGCTATGATAAAATTTAACCACGATAAGATAAAGGAACTCAAATCCGAAAATGAAGAATTGAAATCTGAATTAAAAAGCATTAAAGAAGAGCTTGAGGAAATCAAAAAATTGTTAAACAAATCAATATAAAGAGGGTGAGAAATCATCCTCTTTTTTATGAATCAAATATTAAAACAAACCTATAATTAAAGGAGGACAACCACATGCCAAAATGGACTGAATACACATCAAAAGATACGTTAGCGGATAATGACGAAGTAATGCTGTATGATGCAACTGCGAGAGCGAACAAGCGCGGACTGATGAGCAAATTTTGGGATTATGTCGTGGATAAAATGTCAACGGCTGTTATCTCGAAATTGGAGACAAATAATAAGACAATCATCGGGGCGATAAATGCACTAAATAGTGATTGCCAGTTTTCGAACAAAATACTAAAAATCAAAGAATACACGGCAGATACTCTACCAATAGATTATCCAATTGGCATTTCCATGTGCGCAAATGATTCTAATTCCTACGGATATCCATTAGGATATTCAACAATTGTCACTATTAAATGTTCCTTAAGTAGAAGCGTCCAATTTTATTCGACATATAATGGGAAAATTGGTGTCAGAATGGATACCACAAATGGTACATGGAGTGACTGGAAAACATTACTTTAAACATTCGAGCTTCACTATTACACAATTTTAGTCCATACACCTTTTTTCATATCGAGCAGCGGTGATACTTTTCACTAATTTTTGAATGCGATATATATTCCAATCCTATTTTTATTAGTACTTTTAAATAACCTTGTAGCAATTATTTGAGTTAATAATCCAGCCAAAGAATTTCTCCGTTGCTCGATATGAAAAAGATTGGGATAAAGATCATGTGATTTTATGACATTCATCATTTTAACTTAACAAATTTATTTTCAATTATTCCAGTGAGGCTAGCCCCAATAATAACAAAACTGCTGGCTTCTTGTAGATATGTTGCTTGAAAAGCAATAAAATACCCACTTCCAAAAGAAAAAGGATTGTCGGATGGTTCATAAAAGAATCCAATAATAGCTTTGTATGATTTTCCTTTTAATTCCGAAGAAAACGTATTTTCACCAGAGATCACCTTACAAAGACTTATTGAGCTTTCACTATAGAGTTTATTGGAGAAACAAGAAAAAAATAACAAAACACTACCAAACATAAAATGAATATGCTATAATCAGCATATCAAAATCGGAACAACAAAAAGGGAGCTGAGTTCCCGACTACCAATCAAAAAACTCAGCTCCAAGCACCACAAAGGGTACAGTATTATTATAGCACAGTACTCTCCCTTTGTGAACCCAAAAGGAGGGTATTTTTTATGGAAAACTTTGCAAATGAATTTGTAAGTAAGCTGGATGGGAAGATTTCAGACGAAGCACTTAGGACAGTATTACAGGAATTGCAAGTGTTTGCATCTAACTATGATATCAATCAGAGAGAAACGCATGTGGTTCCATATCAAAGCAATATCCCAGATTGCTACAGGGTTTACATGGTGGCAAAAAAGATTGAGGGCATGTCTCCAGAATCCATGAAAACATACAATTTTTATCTCACAGATTTTTTTGAACACATTAACCGACCATTCGAACAGGTTACAACAAATGATATACGGATTTATCTGTACGAAACTCAGAAACGAACAGGTATCAGCAATCGAACACTGGATGGAAAACGGCTTGTTATAAACACCTTTATGGATTGGTGTTGGAAAGAGGGATATATTCCAAACAATCCATGTGCAAGCATTAAACCCATTAAATTTGAGGAAAAGCCAAGAGAGCCACTTAGCAACATGGAGCTTGAAATAGTGCGTGATGCTTGCGAAAATTACAGAGATAAAGCGATGATTGAGCTTTTCTACAGTACAGGATGCCGCTTATCCGAAATGGTAAATTTAAAAATTAGTGATATTGATTTCACTTCCAAAGAGGTTTATTTGTTCGGAAAAGGAAGTAAGCACCGAACATCTTATCTGAACGCAAAAGCGGAATATATGTTAAAAAAATACTTTGAATTAGAACGCCCAAAAGAATCAATATCGGATTCTGTATTTGTGATATTCCGAAAGCCTTATAATGAAATGCACAAAGAATCAATATATGCGAGAATAAAGGCTATTCAAAAGCGATCTGGAATAGAAAGAAGCCTGTTTCCGCACTTGCTTAGACACACGATGGCGACAGATGCCTTAAATAGAGGAATGAGCGTTGCAGAAGTAAAAGAAATATTAGGGCATGAAAAGCTTGATACCACAATGATTTATGCTAAAATCAGCCACGATTCTGTGAAATTTAATCATAAGAGATATATTGTATAAAGAGTTTATGCTAAAGAGCACTCCAAATGGGGTGCTCTTTATTATGCACTTTTTTTAACCTCAACAATGAAAGGAGACCATACATGAATATCAATACCTCATTAATCAGCAATAATAACAGCTACGCCGGACAGACACCTCTGTATATTGTCATCCACAATACGGATAATACCGCAGCTACAGCAGATGCCAAGGCACACGCCACAGCACAGCATAATGGCAATTTTCATGGCTATTCAGCCCATGTATTCGTTGACGATAAGTCAGCATACCAAGCCTTGCCGTACAATCGTGGAGCTTGGCACGTTGGGGTAAATTACGGCGGCAAACTGTTTGGAATTGTAAACAATCACAACTCTATTGGAATTGAAATGTGCATGAATGCCGGCTATAACTACGAAAAAGCATTCCAAAATACCGTTGATGTGTGCAAGCAGCTTATGAAGAAATACGGAATCCAAGCAAGCCGAGTTGTTCAGCACTACGATGTGTGCGCTAAGAATTGCCCTTCCGTTATCCGTGGAAAGGGAGACTGGAATAGATTTAAGAAGCTTATTTCCAGTGAAACCGTGACAGTTCCAACCACAAAGCCGACAGCAAAGGTTGACAAGTATTACCGTGTCCGCAAGACCTGGAAGGATTCTAAGAGCCAGATCGGGGCGTACAAGTCACTCAAAAATGCAAAGAAGGCTTGCAAAGCCGGTTATTCTGTTTTTGACTGGAATGGAAAAGCAGTGTATTCCTTGACAGCAAAGAAAAGTATAGCCCGGGTTGCAAAAGAGGTAATCAATGGCGAATGGGGAAATGGACAGGACAGAAAAGACCGCCTGGAAGCTGCTGGCTACAATTACACAGAAGTGCAGAATGCAGTAAACAAACTTCTTAAATAACAAAAACACTCCCGGGGTTTTCCCGGGAGCTACTTAAATGCAATATAACCTTCATAAAGTTTTCTGATCGCCGAAAGGTCTTTTCTCCTAATCGGAACCACATCTCCAGATATCATTCTGAAATCAGCACGAAGTTCCCAGACTTCATCCATGTTGACAATGTAACTTTGGTGGCAGCGTAAAAACCGTCTGTCCAGTTGCTTTTCAACGTCCGAAAGTTTCCCTCTCTGCATATGAGTGATACCACAGGTACAATGGATAGTGATGTATTTATTGCGACTTTCAATATATTCAATATGGCAGAAATCAACCCTGTGGAAATAATCCTTGTTCTTTACAGTCAGCGTTTTATCATGGATATTTTCCAGTTCCCTGTTGACTACACCATACATTCTTCCATCTTCCGAGCCTTTTATGATATAGTGAACAGGAAGGATATCCAGAGCATCAAACACATATTCCTTGTGGGCTGTCCAAAAGGTGATATTCCCTACATATCCATTCTTTCTAAGATGCCGGGCAACATCAATCCCATTTTCATCTTTCAATATAATATCCAGCACAATTATGTCGTACCATACGCCGTCATTTACATCATCAATAAGAGGTTTCCCGGTGGTATATGCCGTGATCGTACATCCACTGTCCCCATTTCTACGAAGAAAACCATCCATTCTGGTTTTAAAAATCTCAATTTGTAATTCGTTGTCATCACATATTGCAATCCTCAAAAAAATCATCCCTTTTTGTGCGAAATTCGTCGCTGCATGTGCTGATTTCGCCATTTTCTGTATGATTGTATATTTTTTGATACAATATTATCGTACCACATAAGAAAGATAGTGTAAAGAGGCTGTATGATGGAAAGATGTAAGAAGATAGCGATTATCTTAATATTGATGTTTGTGCATGTGTTTATTGGAATTCATGTGTATTCCAGCCCAGAGCGTAGTATTATCTTTGGGAGGGTTAAAACTATCGCAAAAATGGTAACGGAAATCAAAAGCAATCCAAATGAACACAAAAAATCCCTCGATTCCAGAAGCCCAGCCCCTTTATTTCTATCTATTATTATTACGATTTGGAAAAGCGAAAATCACAATATTTATACAAAAAATCTCGTAATCTGTAAAAATATAGAGGAAAAGCAACTTGCTAGAAAGGATTTAAGCGGAGATGATTCCGTCCCATTATATGGTTATGAAAACATGATATAATTTAATAAATAAGAACAAATGTTTGGAATATTGGGAGGGATTTACGTGGATTACAAGAAAAATGATGATATTAATTACAAAAAGGAAATTAAAAAACTTTTAGAAGAGGTGAAAGACCCTTACACGCTTAAACGTGTTTATAAGCTTCTTGAATATCTTTATATAAAAGAAATGACCGGGGATTAACCCCGGCCTTTCTTTAATTCTTTTCCAATTCATTTAGAATGTTTTCAATTTGTTTCCAGTGATCTTCACTGAGCTTCGCAAATTTTACCAAAACACTTTTAGCAAATTCGTTATCGCCCTTCATTACTGAATCTACAATAGCCTGCGCATCACTATTGTCAGATTCCTGTTCACCTTTTTCTTCTGTTAGCCACAGATAGTTTGTGTGATACTCCTTACAGATTAAAGTAATAGTCTGATTGGAAGGAGTATTTTCACCACTTTCAATCTTGCTTACAGCAGATCTGGAAATCTTAATTTTTTCGGCAAATTTAGTTTGGCTATCACCGTATTTTTCACGAACAAACCGAATTCTTTCCGCTAATGTCATTTTCTCACCTCCTAAAAATAATATATCATATTTTGTACATTTAGTCAACAAAAAGTTATTGACAATGTGCATTAAGTGTGGTATATTGTGTACATCAGATGAACAAATAGGAGGTGATTGAATGTCAGAGGAAAAGAAAGAACTTATCAGAAACGTAACTGAACGAATTGATAAGTTACCAGATGATAAGAAAAACTATCTTCTTGGATATATGAATGGTGTCATTGACACTACAGAAAACAGCATTGACAAGAAGGAAAGCTCATAAGGAGGTTGAAAGATGACAATTATCAAATTTAAAAATGGGGAAACAATCGAAATTCCGTGTGTGTTCCCGGATGATATTGTGAAACCAGACATTAGAGATCAACTGATACGTTTGGAATGGGATGACAATGGAAAACAATATTACTTGAAGTTTAACCCAGTAGATGTGCTCTATGTAAAAGAGATTACATAAAGCACACCAGATAATTATTTAGCTGATGGGTATTTTGTTGAAGTTGCTTTTCCAACTTTGACAGGTTCTTTGCTTAACAAGGCAAGAAATTCATCATTGTATGTGTGGTATAAATCAAGAATTTCTTTTGAACCAGAACCTTCCTTAACTGCTTTGGCAACAGCTAAGTCGTGAGCAATTTGAAAGTTATCCATTGTTAACACCTCCTTCCTAAAGGAGATTATAACACAGAAAGGAGAAGAATGAACGAATTACAAATTTTTAATTCGCCAGAGTTCGGAGATATTCGAACAGTAGAAATTGATGGGAAACCGTACTTTTTTGGAGCTGATGTTGCGAAAGCCCTTGGATATGCTAAGCCTAATAACGCTGTATCAACACATTGCAGGTATACCCTAAAACGGGGCATAGCTACAAAACAAGGAAATATGAGCGAAATGGTGCTTATCCCAGAGGGCGATATCTACCGATTAATCATCCGAAGCAAACTTTCATCAGCAGAAAGATTTGAACGTTGGGTGTTTGACGAAGTTCTCCCATCAATCCGCAAGAATGGCGGTTATATCATGGGACAGGAAAATTTGTCTGATTCAGAATTGATGGCTAAAGCTATTCTGGTAGCACAAAAAACTATTGAACATAAAAACCAGATCATTGAACAGCAGAAAGCAAAAATCGAAGCCGACAGACCAAAGACAATTTTTGCCGATGCAGTGTCAACCAGTCATACATCAATCCTTATTGGGGATTTGGCAAAACTTATCTGCCAAAACGGTGTCCAGACAGGACAGAAGAGATTATTCCAGTGGATGCGAGAAAACGGATATCTGATGAAAACTGGTGCGAGTTACAATATGCCAATGCAGAGATACATTGAACAAGGGCTATTTGAAGTTAAGGAATCCAGTGTTCAGAATCCAGACGGAAGTGTCAGAGTAACGAGAACCACAAAAGTTACCGGAAAAGGACAACTGTATTTTATCAATAAGTTTCTTGGGAATGAAATAGCAAGTTAAGGAGGTGGACGTAAGATGTTAGCAGATGATTACGTTTCTGAAAGGTTATCCGATTATGATTCCAAAATATATCAGTTATATCGCCGCAAAAACGGACAGAAGGCAAGCGACCTTGTAGAAAAAGTGAAAAATGAAATTGCCGAATGCGGTCTGTCCGCTACTGAAGCGAAAGGCTTTTTAGAGTACATGAAGATTGTTATTGACGCTCAGTCACATCTTCCCATTCAGAAATAACGGAAATTTTTATGGTTTCTGCTCCGGGAACATTACCATCATCAATCTCATTTGCGGCATGAAGCATTGAAATTATTTTATGAGAATAAGGATGTTCCTTTCCGCAATTTGGGCACACAACCTTGTCTGTACTTATTCTTTCACTTATATAGTAATCGCAATGACAAGTACAGGAAACTTTTAATTTGAGAAACATTTTAACATACCTCCTTTCTGAACACATTATACCATTCAGATGGAGAGAATAAAAGAAAATAGGGAGAAAAAACAATGATTAAATTTGAAAACGGATTAGTTAACATTTCTGGTAAAGGGGTTGATATTCTTTCAGAGTATGCAGTTATCACCCATGAAATTAAAGAGATGTTCGTAAAAAATGGTGGAGAAGAGAAAGAAGTAAAAGAGCAGCTTAGACATTCGTTCGAGCATGGCCTTATGAACGAGGAAGAACTTGATAAAGAAATCAAGGAAAAGTTCAAACAGGTAGATGCAATTATTCCGATTTTTTCGCTTCTGGAAGAAATGCTTAAAACATTTGGAGCAAAAGATAAGGAGGACTAAGCATGGGGGAAACTAAGAGCACAGATTACATTCCAGAGAATGCCAATGAGGAATATGCACTTCTGGTTGGAAGATTAAAGGCATTTGAAGCTTGGGCGAATAGCGTGAAAGATTATGATTTTACAAAGGACATGGCATTCAGAATGCTTGGGCTTGGTTTAGAGGAATCAAAGGAGGAAAAGAAAGAATGAAATGCTTTAAAGGCTTTGATAAAGACTTAAAGTGCAAAGATTTCCAGTATGAAATTGGAAAAGAATACACAGAAGAAAAAGCAGACATTTGTGATTGCGGATTCCATGCTTGTAAATTCCCGATGGACGTATTCGGTTATTATTCTCCTTCAGATTCCAGATATTGTGAAGTTGATCTTGAAGCGAATAATCAGTTATCTAATGATAGCAAGAGAGTTGGGAAGAAAATTTCCGTAAAAGCAGAAATTGGAATTGCTGGAATTATTAAAGCTGGCGTTGAATACATCAAAGAGCAAGTTAATTGGGAAGATGATAAGGCAACCAATACCGGAAATTATTCAGCAGCAACCAATACCGGATATCAGTCAGCGGCAACCAATACCGGAAATTATTCAGCGGCAACAAATACCGGAGAATATTCAGCAGCAACAAATACCGGAAATCGGTCAGCAGCAACAAATACCGGAAAACGGTCAGCAGCAACAAATACCGGAGATCGGTCAGCGGCAACCAATACCGGAAATCGGTCAGCGGCAACCAATACCGGATATCAGTCA